GAAGAGTACAATCATTTATCTCGGAAAGAAAAAAGAGAAGGATGGCAAGGAAGTCATCGGAAACATTGTCAGAGCGAAGACTCACAAGTCACGTTTAAGTAAAGAGAATAAGCAAGTAGAGATACGCCTTTATTATGATGAGCGTGGTCTTGATAAGTATTATGGTCTTCTAGAATTAGGAGAGATAGGAGGACTGTGGAAGAATGTTGCTGGTCGTTATGAGATCAATGGTAAGAAAGTATATGCAAAAGCAGTATATAAAAATCCAGAAGAATACTTTACTCCAGAAGTGATGCAAGCTCTTGACGAGATTGCACGAAAAGAGTATAGTTATGGGTAAGTTTATAAAGGTAATTAAAACTGGAATTGATGTAAGTAAAGTAACTGAACAACTTCGGAAGAATCCTAGTGATTGGAATCATCAGAAGAAAGAAGAAGGTGTTCGGTCTTTAGTTGATGAACATGGTTTTGATGATCTTCCTATAAGTAATCTTCAACTCACCATAGGTGCTGTACAAAAGAAAGAGGACTTTGTAGGAGATTCAGAACTCAGTGTTAATACTCCTGCATATAAACATCATACTGAAATCTTTAAACTTATAAAAGAAGAGTTTGGAGATAGAGAAATCTATCGTTGTGGATTTCTTGCCCTACCAGTTGATGAATATGTAGGAGCACATATTGATGAGGGTACTTACTATCAGACAAAGGATAGATATCATTTGTCTATCATGGGTGAGTATCAATATTTCACAGGACGTGATAGTATTATAATTAAACCAGGAACTCTTTTCTGGTTTAATAATAAACAACCTCATGGAGCAGTCAACATAGCAGATGAGACTAGAATCACATTTGTTTTTGATGTCTCCCATTCCTCCACTAATCCACAACATAGGATCGAATGATGGATAACGTTGAGTTTCTAATTCTTAGAAACCTTTTATATAATGAAGAATACATTCGTAAAGTAATTCCGTTCATTAAGGCAGAATACTTTGAGGATGTAAAACAGAAAATTGTATTTGAGGAGATTCTTAAATTTGTTGGTGAATATAATCAACCAGCAACCAAGGAAATTCTATGTATTGAGACAGAGAAGCGTAGTGATATTAATGATGAGTCTTTTAAAGATATTACTAATTTGATTAGTAGTCTTGAAGATGAACCAGTAGAGTTTGATTGGTTAGTAACTACTACAGAGAAGTGGTGTAGAGACAGAGCAATATACCTTGCACTGTTAGAATCTATTTCTCTTGCTGATGGTAAGGATGATAAGAAGGATAGAGATGCAATACCTAATATTTTATCAGATGCTCTTGCAGTATCTTTTGACCCCAATATAGGACATGACTACTTACAAGACTACGAGGAAAGGTATGAATCCTACCACAGGAAGGAAGATAAGATCGAATTTGATCTTGAATACTTTAACAAAATTACGAAGGGTGGTCTACCGAATAAGACTCTCAACATTGCTCTTGCTGGCACAGGTGTTGGAAAATCTTTATTCATGTGTCATGTGGCAAGCTCAACTTTGCTCCAGGGAAAAAATGTTCTCTACATTACGCTGGAAATGGCAGAGGAAAAGATTGCGGAGAGGATCGATGCTAATTTACTTAATATCGCAATACAAGATATAACAGATCTTCCAAAGCAGATGTATGAGACTAAGGTAACAAACCTTGCTCAGAAGACGCAGGGTACATTGATTATTAAAGAGTATCCTACTGCTGCTGCCCACTCTGGACATTTCAAAGCATTATTAAATGAACTTGCCTTGAAAAAGTCTTTTAAACCAGATATAATATTCATAGACTACTTAAACATTTGTGCATCATCAAGATACCGTGGGAACTCAACAGTCAATTCATACTCGTACATCAAAGCAATCGCAGAAGAACTTAGGGGTCTCGCAGTTGAGGCGAACGTTCCGATTGTATCTGCCACTCAAACTACTCGTAGCGGGTATGGTAGTTCTGATGTTGAGCTTACTGACACCTCTGAATCTTTTGGACTCCCTGCTACTGCTGACCTTATGTTTGCCCTTATTTCTACAGAAGACTTGGAAGGGTTGAATCAGATATTAGTTAAGCAATTAAAGAACAGATATAATGATCCAACAGTTTCCAAGAGATTTGTTGTGGGGATTGATCGTGCGAAGATGAGATTATATGACTGTGAGCAAAGTGCTCAGGAAGATATTCTTGACAGTGGACAAGAAGAAGAGTATACTAATAACGAAAAGAAACCTAAAAAATCATTCTCTGAATTTAAATTCTAATGACTGTAGACACTGAAAAGTATCTTGACTTTGTTGATGGGGTTACAAGTTTTCCCAGTACGGATTTAGCAGCATTACTTGCTCGTGCAACTGAACTTGACTTAGAAAATGACTGTGATGTTCCACGGTTACTTACTGCTGCACTTGGATTGACTGCTGAGTCTGGTGAGTTTACTGAGGTAGTTAAGAAGATTCTCCTTCAAGGTAAACCATACAATGAAGATAATGTTTTCCATATGAAGAGAGAACTAGGTGACATCTGTTGGTATCTTGCCCAAGCATGTAGAGCACTTGATACAACATTTGATGAAGTAATAGAAATGAATGTAGATAAATTAAAAGCACGGTATCCTGGTGGTGAGTTTGATGTTCACAAATCAGAGAATCGTGTTGAGGGGGATGTGTAATGGGTAATTATGGATTGGAAATTGTTTTCTGGGTTACAATCTGTATGTTTGTATTTTATTGGTATGAAGAGAATAGTAAATACAAACCAACCAAAAAGAGAAGGGGGAAGAAGAAGTGACCCGTGATTTGATAAAGGGATTGGAATTAAAACAATCCTTACGTTATGGAGAGAATCCACATCAGAAAGCTGAATGGTATATCTTCCCCAATGAAGGTTTATCAACAGCAAAACAATTGCAGGGTAAAGAACTAAGTTATAATAATCTTATTGACTTGGATGCTGCTGTATCTACAGTACAAGAGTTTGCAGGACAACCTGGATGTGTTGTTATTAAGCATACTAATCCTTGTGGTGCTGCTGTAGGAGATACTCCTTATGATGCTCTTTGTAGGGCATTAGATGGAGATAGGGTAAGTTGTTTTGGTGGTATCATTGCATTCAATAGTATAGTAGATGATGTCTGTGCTGGAGAATTAGTTAAAAGTTTTTATGAGTGTATAGTTGCACCAAACTTTAGTGAGGAAGCAAAGGTTATTCTTTCTGCTAAGAAGAACTTAAGGTTACTTGAGTTAGATGTTAATGGTATACAGGTTCAACCATTTACTTTGAAAAGTATTTTGGGTGGGATTCTAGTACAAGATAGAGATGATGAACCAGTAACAACCTTTACATCTGGTGATTGGAAATGTGTAACAGAACGTGAACCTACTCTAAGAGAGATGGTTGATCTTACCTTTGCTTGGAAAGTATGTCGTCATGTTCATTCTAATGCTATTCTAATTGCTAAGAATGGTGCAACACTTGGTATTGGTGCAGGACAAATGAATCGTGTAGGTTCGGCAAACATTGCACTAGAAGCATCTGGTAAAGAATGTGCTGGTGCTGCATTAGCAAGTGATGGGTTCTTCCCATTTGGTGATACGGTAAAATTAGCAAATAAATATGGTATTCAAGCAGTCATTCAACCAGGTGGAAGTATTAAAGATCAAGAATCTATTGATGCTTGTAATGAACTTGGTATGACTATGGTAACAACAAGCAAACGTCACTTCTTACATTAGTAAATTATGTCTTACGCATTATTGAGTGTATCTAACAAAGATAGGATTATTCCTTTAGCATCTGTATTGCATCATATGTATGGGTATACTCTTCTTTCTAGTGGTGGTACTGCTGCTGCTATTAGTGAAGCAGATATTCCAGTAACCAAAGTATCTGACTATACTGGTTCTCCAGAGATACTTGGTGGTAGGGTAAAGACATTACATCCAAAAATTCATGGTGGTATTCTTGCCAAGCGTAATGATTCTATTCACGATGCAGATAGGGAAGCAAATGATATTGGACTTATTGATATTGTGGTAGTAAACTTATATCCATTTCAAGAAACTGTTAAATCTTCAGATGTAACATGGGACAAAGCAATAGAGAATATTGATATTGGTGGTCCTACTATGGTAAGGTCAGCAGCAAAGAATCATAAACATGTTTCTATTCTAACTAACCCAGACCAGTATGAAGAGTTTATTCAAGCACTAAAGGTTGATAGGGTAGCAGAGTTAAGACCAAGACTTGCACAAGAAGCATTCCAACATACTGCAGAATATGATGAGGCAATTAACAGATGGATCACGGATGTTTTAGAATTATAAATATATACTAGAAATAAGTATTCAGGATAACCTCTCATGGGCTTAATGAAGGAACTCAATGCACTTAATGACATCTATCAAAAGATGTATGTTACTGAGGTATCTGCAGATAAAGCATTAGAAGCATCTAAGAAAGCAGATGTAGAGCGTGGTAAGGCTGCCGCTGCTGGAGATAAAGAAAAGGCAAAAGCAAAAGCAGGACAAGCAGCACGTTTGTACAAGGCACAAGCTAAGAAGAGACTTAATAAAGAAGATTACGAAACCAAGAAAAAGTCAGAAGTTCTTGGTGCAATGAAGAAGCAGGGTAGGAAATTAAGTGATAAGGAAAAGAATAAGATTGCTGACAAGGTAGTTAAGGACAAGGGTGACACAAGTAAGTCTGATGACAGATATGCTTATGAGGAAGTTACTCCTGAAATTAAAAAGTTAATTGAGTCTGGTAAGTTCTCTGAAGAAGAAATTAAAACTATTCTTTGGAATGAAGGTTATCAGCGTAATCCAGAGAAGGGTGAAGCAGAAGAAAGAAAAAGGAGTAAGAAAGTTCGTGGAGAAAGAACTCCTATGCCACCAAGAGGTGATAAGCGTAGAGAAGACTTTGAAAGATGGTATGCTGCTAACGTTCGATGAAATCTTTTGAGCAACTATCAGAAGATTTAGCAACACGCAGAGCAGAACTTAAAGCAAGACAGCGAGAGCAAGGTGCATCGTTTAAGCAGAAGAGTGCATCTGCAGTTTCTAGTCAAATAGCAAAGTCATCTGCTGTTCAACAAAGAGCAGCAGATGATAGTAAAGCGGCTTTAGATAGAATAAAGCAAATGGCAGCACAGAAAAAAGCTGCTGAAAGAGCAAGGAAAGCAAAACAAGCTGAAAGAGATGATATCTCTAGGGAGATAGAAGCATCCCGTGAGCAGAAGAAGGATGAGGTAGAAGATAAGAAACAGGATAGAGAAGAGATTAGAAAGGCAAGAGAGAAAAAGAGAATGGGTAAAGAAAGAAAAAGGGAGGAGTTACAGAAGACACTTGATACTGTAGGATAGGAGTTTGTTATGGCTAGTGCGACTACGGAAAAGAAGACTTCATTAGAACCTTCTGAGGTTTTTTGTGCATGTGGTCTTTTAATGCCTCAACTTAAAATGAGGGAATTAGTTAAAGATCAAACAGGAACTTTATTATTAAAATGGGCTGCTGGAGATGGTTTGAAATTAGCAAGAGCAGGAATTAAACCTCTTGATAATAAATTTGTTGCTATGTTTAATAGTGCAGGTGATAAGAAGTTTGTAAATAATAAAGATAAGAGAGAAAAACTTGTTGCAAATATCGTTGCTGGTTTCTCTGCAGCATTGGGTGTTAAGGTTTTTATGAGGTTTATGGGTGATAGTGGTGGTATTGTAGAGAAAGTTTATTTGACTGGAGCACAATGGCCAGGAGAAGTGAATGATTTTAGATTGCAGAATGAAAAGACGGGATTTGATTATAATTCATCTGATATGGTAGCTAAGGTTGATAGTGAAACTTTTTATGGTATTTCACTTAAGAAGAAAAAGAATGTTAAAGGTGCTGATCCCACTCTTATAAACAAAGCATATTCAACTTTTATTGATGGTAGAAAATTTAAAAAGCAAAGAGATAAGTTAAATGAAATAAGACAGGAGTATTTTGCAGATGTTGTAAAGAAAGCACAAGAAGATGGTATTATTAATCTAACGATAGATGGTAAGGAATTAAAGGATGTATCTACTGAAGAAATATGGGATTATAAGGTAACCGATCCAAGAAATAATAAGAAGAAATATGCTTTAATTAATGTAAAAGGTTTTAATAAGAATGATGATCCTGTTGAGTTGAGTGAAGTTACAGATTCTGAAATGTTTGATGCAACAAAAAAAGGTCAAATAGGATTGAGGGATTATATTAATAATGATTTAGCAAGATCTGATAATGAATTATATACAAAAATGAATTCAGTTATACAGAAGAATGCAAAGTATTTTGCTGAAAGTTTAATTGATATTGTTCTTAAGACACAGATGCAAACTAAATTATTAGCAAAGGATATTGGTAATATGCATTTTGAATTTGCTTTGGTTACTGGGTATGCTGATTTTACACAGAAAAAAAATATTGGCGATTCTAAATTACAATTAAAACGAGCAAGTGTGATACCACAACATACAATACTATGTGGATTAGCAAATCTGGCAGGGAATAAAAAAGAATATCTGATGGAACTTGATGAAGAACAGAAATTAAAAACAAATGCAGCAAAAGTCTTTTATAAATTATCAAAAGATAATGTGAATATTCTTGATTTACAATTAAGATATAAGGGTGACTTTAAACAAGCACCTCAATTCTTTGCAACATTATCTGAAGATTTTAAAGACCAGATGTTTAAAGAGTGTCTTATTATGAGAGATAAAAGAAAAAAGAAACATAATGCTGCTTTAAATAAAAAATTAGCCGTCTAAATATATACATGAAGACATTTCTACGATTTTTATCCGAGGCACCTGATACCAATAAGGCAAAGGAGCAAGCACGGAAGTTAAACCTTAAGAGTGATGGCCACGGTGGGTGGTTAGACTCTAAAGGAGAGTTTGTTGCGAAAACAGAAGGTGGGAAGTTAAAGTTTTATAATCAAAGACAAAGAGCAGGACAAGATCCTCCTCAACCTAAAGGTGTTAATACTCCAGTTGCTACTAAGGCAACATCACAACAACAAGCAGCAACTGCACCAGCACCAAAACCAAAAGCAGAACCAGAAGCTGGTGAACTTGATAAGAAACTTGATACATTAACTGTTGTGTTTGGTAGGTTTAATCCTCCTACAAAAGGACATGAAAAATTATTACAGCAAGCAGAGAAAGTAGCAGCAGGTGGAGACCTTAAGATATATCCATCCAGAACAGTAGATAATAATAAGAATCCTCTTGATCCTGATATGAAGGTATCATATATGAGGAAGATGTTCCCAGACTTTGAGGAGCAAATCCAAAATGATGCAGAGATGAGATCAATCTTTAATGTATTAGTTACAGCAGCAGAGGAAGGATACAGGGGTATCAATATAGTTGTAGGTGCAGATAGACTTGGAGAGTTTGAAAGTCTTGCAACAAGGTATAATGGAGACTTATATAATTTTGACGAGATTAAGACTGTATCTGCAGGCCCTCGTGATGATGATGCAGAAGGTATAGAAGGTGTATCTTCATCTAAACAAAGAAAGGCAGTTGTGGATAATGATTATGCAGCATTTAAGAGAGGACTTCCTAGTGGAATGAGTGATGCTGATGGAACAGCACTCTTTGATGAAGTTCGTATAGGAATGGGTGCTAAGAAAGATAAGTCAGGTAATGATAAGAAAGCTTCAGGTGTAACAGAAGAGATTGATCTTTGGATGGTCGCTCCTAAGTTAGATCCGAGAGGGTTGCGTGAGAACTATTTTAGAAAGAATATCTTTAACATAGGTGACATGGTAGAGAGTTTGAATACTGGATTGATTGGTAAGATCATTCGTAGAGGAACTAACTATCTAATTAGTGTCACAGAAAATAATGTAATGTTTAAATCTTGGACACATGATCTAGCAGAGTATACAGAGAAGCATATGGAACGTAGGATGAGAGATAAAGTTCATCCTAATATGCTAGTTGGTACTGGTGGTGCTCGTAAGAATGCTCAAGCAATGGTTCATGGTCAGAAAAAGATTAAGAATTTTAATATCAAGGAATTCATAAATAAGTATAAAATTAAGAAATAGTATGTCTAACGGTATTGCACATAATAATCTGAACGATATCTCCAAGATTTATTTGGATACTATTTCGGATATTAATAAGAAAGATCAGACTGATGATGTTAAGCGTTGGCAGAATGAAGCAGTAAAGGGTGAAGATACCCAGAGACGGAAAGATGATGCAGCTGATAGAAGAAAAGGAAAGGGTAAACTATTTTCCAAAAAGGTTGGTGATAGTTATGCAAAGTGGACTATGGCAAAGCATCCCAAGGAAGTTGATGAAGGGTTTTCTAATTGGAGAACTAGTCTTCGTGAGGTTACCAGTGATGCAGAAGCAACAGACATAGACAATCAACCAAAGGTTAAAGAGAAGAAAGTAAAGAATAAGATTAAAATCAATCCAAGTTTCCAAGAAGCAGTCAAGG